CCGCCGCCATGAATCAGTTCGGACTTGGCGCAGATGAAAGTCGCCGTATTATCAATGTGTTTGCGGCAGGCTCGAAGGCAGGCAGTGCGGAGGTGGACAGCCTTGGAGAATCGTTCAAGAACGTGGGAACGGTGGCATCGGAAAGCAACATGACTCTCGAAGAAACGGTTGCGGCATTGGAGGTTTTGGGTGACAAACAAATCTATTCGGAAGAAGCCGGAACGAAATTGCGTGGTGCATTATTGAAATTAAAACAAACCGGCGTGGGTTACGCATCAGGCACGTTCAACATGCGCGATGCTTTGTTAGAAGCGAACGCACAACTTGAAAAACAAGGCACGGAAGCGCAGAAAGATGCGCTGAAAATGAAATTGTTCGGTGCTGAAAATATTACGGTAGGTTCTATTTTGCTTGGCAACATCCTAAAATACGACGAACTGACAAAAGCCGTTACCGGCACGAACACGGCAATTGAGCAAGCAGCAATTAACACAGATAATAACGCCGCCAAACTCGAACAGGCAAAAAACCGCGCCCAAGAAAATGCGATTGTGCTGGGCGAACAGCTCGCCCCTGCCCTCACATTCAGTACGAATGCGTTTTCGTATTTGTTGAAAGTGTTGGTTACGATTATAAAAAATTGGGACACGTTTGCGAAGTATTTGAAAATTGCTGTTGCCGGAATTGTAGCTTATACTGTCGTTACGAAAGGTGCGACAATTGCAACTTTTTTGCAAGAAAAAGCAACATTAGTCTTGAAAAAAGCCAACGACCTTCTTAGTATTTCAATGAAAAAAACGCCTTGGGGTTTGATAATAGCCGGAGTTGCTGCTGCAATTACGGCTTTTATATTATTCCGTGAAAAGGCTAAAGAAGCTGAAAAACCTCTGCTTAATCTTGCAAAAGCAGGTGATATATATTCTGAAAAAATGGCTGAGGTTGTCGGCGAAAGTGATGCTCTTTTTGAGATGCTGAAAACAACAGAAAAAGGCACGCAATCTTACGACAATGTATTGAAGGCTGTTAACGAAAAATATAAAACATATTTGCCTAATCTTCTTACACAGCAGACTTCATTAGAAGATATTGAAAAAGCTCAAAAAGCAGTAAATGAGGCATTATTACAAAATATTGCGATTGAAAGTAAAAAAGAGGAATTTATAAATCTAAACAAGGAATACTTAAGGTCACAACGTGAAATTTTTAAAATTTTCAATGAAACGATTAAACCATCTGTTATTGATAGACTTGATACGTTTAATTTCGCTTGGTTTCAAGCTGCGGCAAATGCCGGCTTAACAGCCGATCAGATAAGCGCATCAGTTCAGTCTGCGACAGGATATAGTATTATTGATGATAATCTTCGGAATCTTGTTTCGGATACAAAACGTGCCGCACTTGAGTTTGAAAATGGGAAAAAAAGTATAGGAGAATTTTATTCTACGCTTATAACAGGAAGCGAAGAAGCGGCAAATTCAGGGAATGGGACAGGAGGCGGAACCGCAAACGCCCAAGCCAAAGCCGATGATTCTCGTATGCTTTTCGAGCTCATTCAACAATTAAACATCAATGCAATTGAGGACGAGCGCAAACGCGCTGCGGCTGAATTGGAAATCTGGTTCACGAAAGAGCAGGAGAAAATATTGATGGCGAAAGTATCGGAAGAGCAAAAGAATTATGCACTCTCGCAATTGGATGCCGCGTATACCGCCAAACGTATCGAGAATGAAAAGGCATATCAAGACGAATTACTGAAACGCTACCAAGATATTGAGGCATTCGTAACCGAAGCGCAACGCGGCATCGTAACCGAACAGGAACGATTGAACGAAATTGAACTTGCGGCAATTGACGGAAAATATCAAAAGCAAATTGATGCCGCAACGAAGTTCGCATCCGAAGATGTCGCCAGACGTGAGGAATATCTGCGCATTATTTCCGACCTTGAAACCGTGCGCGATGCCGAGAAAAAGGCGTATCTCGAAGCTAAGGAAAAAGAACATACAGAGATGATTCAATCCATTCGGGAGCAATACGGACTTATTAGCGATGCAGACAAATATCAACAGCAGCTTGACCAACTGAAAGCATATAAGGATCAAGAATTACTGACAGAAGCGGAATACGAACAGGCATTGTTCATTCTGCGAACGGAACATCTGAAGCAATTGGATGCGCAAGCCCAAGCCGCGCACGATGAAGAAATGCAACGCCGCAGAGAGAACTTGTCGCAAATGTCGTCAGTTATCAGCGCAAGCGAATCATTGACGAACGCCGCCAAAGAGCGTGAACTGCAACGTGTGGGCGATGATGAGGAGAAGAAAAAGCAAATCCAAAAGAAATATGCCGATATTGAATTTGCAATCACACTCGCGCAAATTGCTGCTACAGCCGCCAAAGCCTACATGGAAGCCGCCGCACTTGCATTGACTAATCCTATTGCTGGTGGTCTTGCGTATATTGCGCTCACTGCGCAAGCCGGCGCATCGACCTTAGCCGCTACCAATCAGCGCAATGCTGTAATGCAGCTCGCCGACGGAAAGTATGACGTAGTAGGTGAGGATGACGGCAAACATTACGCCGCGCCGTTGGTTCCGACACTCAGCACCGGCATTGTGCGCAAGCCTACATTGGTAGCGGAAGAGCCGGAGTTCGTGGTGGACAATCGCACCTTATATAATGTGAAAACGGACAGATACGGCATGACGGTAATGGATCATGCGCAGGCTATATCAAGGATGCGTAGTTTGCGTGTGCCTCAGCGCGCACGCGGGAAATACCAAACTGCAGGAACGAATGTTCCTGCAACGATGCATGCGGATAACTCCGAAATGATTGCCGAACTGCGTGCGATGCGCTCCGAACTCGGAAACATGCGTTCGGACTTACAAAATTTCAAGGGAAAACTGAAAGCGCAAATTGTCTATACGGATTTGGAGGATTACGAGGCGAAAATTAACAAGGTAAGAAACGATACTTCGGTGTTGTAATGTCCTTTTTGCACTCTGATTTTTTTTAGAAATTTGTATTAAAGTTATTGAGTTATGTTGATGTATCTTCTCTTTTCAATTCTGTTGCAAGTTCCTGTGGATGTTGCTTCACCCGAAATGAAACTTCTTGATTATGGTTCCTTCGGAATTATGCTTGCATTTTCGATTTTCATTATTCGTTACCAAGCGAAAAAAGATCAACAACTACAAGAAAAGCGCGATATTGATTATAAGAATGCAATGGACAGGGCATATAAGGAACGCGACGAAGCTATCAAGGAAATGAATGTTATTTCTACGCGATTCATTGACCACATGGAGGATAATACGAAGCAGAACTTATCTGTAATTGTTGAAAATACTAAGGTAATTTCCAAGTTTTCAGATAGTTTCGATATGTTCTCGAAATCGAACGTCTTACTTGCATCTAGCATCGAAAAACTAACAGTGATAACGGAATTCTACTCGAAAAAATTCAACGATATACATAAGTAATGCTCGAAATTCGCTTCAACTCACAGCCCATTGAACTGCCGGACGATTTTCAAATTATTATCGTTGAGCACGGGAATGTATTCACGTTCGACAAATTAGAAGGTGGCTATTCTTTACCTGTTTCGGCTCCGATGTCGGTGCGAAATCAGCGTATTTTTGGGTTTGCATTTCGACCTGAAAAACACGAAAACGAAGTTATTGAGGGCGATGCAGAAGTAATTTTTCACGGTATTCCGATTGCACGCGGCATTATGCGTGCGGAAGAAATTAGTCAGAAGTCGATTGAGTTCACTATTTTCGTGAATAACGGCGGTTTCTATCACCAAATAAAAGACAAGCTGCTCACAGACTTAGACTATGGCGACGACTGCGAATTTATTTTGCCAACGTTCGCGGAAAACGGAACGCGGTATCCGCAGAGATATGTTTTGGCTACGATTCAGAACGAAGATTTTTTTAAGGACACTATATATGAAAATTATAAGACAGTTGAAGGCGGTGTTTGGAAAGATGCGTTTGAGAAACAGAATACTGTGAATTCGATTGAATCACAAGCTTATGAATTCTTTTTTAAATATAACTATCCTGTTGCAGTTACGCCATTCCCTTTTGTCGATGATGTCTTATATAAGGTGTTATCGAATTTCATTACCTTATATGAATCTAAGGTTTCTGATAATCAATTCCTAACGTGGTTTCCAAAACAACTTCTATTCACCGTTAATACAATTGTATATGCAAGGCATGAGATAGATTTCGGAACCTATAATGCGAAGAATCATGTTCCGCGTACACCCGTTACGGAGTTTTTGTTGTCAATACAAAATTTTTGGAATTTATTTCTCAATGTGCGGCATGGTCATGCTATACTAATTTCGAGATACGATATGATTATGACAGAAAGTTATATCGATTATTCGTCGAAACATGTCAAGACTACAACGAAGAAAATTACAGGCAAAGCAGACGGATGGGAAATTTCTGTGCAACGTGATAGTGCTGACTCATTTGCATCTAATTATCCTGATTTTTCGCAGTCCCAACATAGTCATATTGAATTACCATCGTTAGAATATTATCCTGTATATGGGAATTATACAGTGTACGATACCATAGGTTTCGCAAGATTCACTTATCGGATGGATCATACAAAAACACTTGTTTTTTTTGAAAATCCGCCCGGTATATATTCCATTCTTAGTCAAGGCGAAGAATGGCAAGTCCTTCCGGAAGGTTCAGGTAATTTCCAAGAATTTCGTAATGTTGCAATTTCTAACGGAATGTTTTCCGGCAATCTTGACGTGAAAATTCCACTATTTTCTTGCTCAATATCGCACTGGTTATACGGTCAGAACCAATCGAATCTAAGAGCATTACCGATAGTTAAACAGAAAGGAAACTTTTTTCAAGGCGCTCTTAACCGGAATGGCACGGAATATCCATATAACGATTTCTCATTACGGTATATGTTTCACTTTTCGAATGATATGACAGCATTGCCTTTCAGACATATTCCATACGCAGCTTCCGGGTATTTCTTTGGAGTTCCTCCGTCAGGCGATGCTCCGGAAGATGAAAAAGATACGATAAGCTACTCGGCACAATGGTCTTATTACGAACGCTGGAAAAAGTTTCTAACTTGGTATCTTGATGTTGATGCTGAATATACAATCTACCTGTATATGAATGCGGCAGATATTTTTAATTTCGATTTCACAAAAAAATATAAAATAGGGGAAAATACCTATTTCATTACGGACTTGGAATATAACTTGAGTAATAATGGAGTTTCAGTAGTTAAGGCAACAGCAATTCGTTTCTGATTTGTCCTTTTTTAGAAGTCTTACTTCCTTAATTTTGCATCAATATGAGTTTCGTAGTTCAATCATATCCGGAAAAAGTAATCCTCAGCGATAATCCTGCTAAGATTGTGATTTCTATTGGTCCGAAATCTATATATTATGCCGATGCCATAATAAGAAGGCTTCACGTCCAAATTTTCAACCCTTATATTAACGAATATTATCTCCCTTTTGCAGAGGATTCTTTCATTGTGCAAGAAAATCAAGTCATTACAATGGATATTTCAGAATATCTTCGGAATGATACTCGCAAACAATTTATATTATCAGACCTTTTTGTAACCGACATTATTGATGCCGGTCTTACTTCTGAATATACATTCAAGTTTTTTGAGACTTACGACAGTTATAATCAGCCTTGGGATGCAATAATTTCAACTAACTTTTTCGCAATCAACGGCGGACTAAGCCGTGCACTTTTACAATATTATGACACTAAGGGCTATACGTTTCTATCGAAATTAATAGGTACAGAAAACCGATTCCTTAGTTGGCAGATGCCGAAAAAGCTTATGCCGACACAAATTGAGATGTTATATTATCTCAATACGCTGTTGGCAGAATTGAAATATCAATTCGTGCTGTCATTCGACGATGCAACCACGCAGACAATCACATCCGCAGCAATTACGGCAACGGAGTGGACAGTCTATACATTAAATGCTTCATTTTTCGCACACCAACTCGAACAATATGAGATTGATAAGCTGATTGTCAGTTTCGATTTCTATGTGTTGGGCGGTTCGGGCGTAACATTCGAGCAAGTTTCGGAAACGAAAACTTATACGATTGATCGCAGTTACATGCACTTCGCGCGGCAATTCATATTTCACAACAGCTTAGGCGGTTACGATTGTGTGTTGCTGCACGGCCTTTCGGAGGTTGAAAACAAGTTCAACCGTGAAAGCGGCATATCGGACGAAGGACAGAACCGCGTATTTTTCGTGAATTACGATTCCGAAAAAACAACAAATTCGGGTTGGATGAACTCGAAATATACGAACGCACAGCGCGCGCAAGATTATATGACTGAATTACTTCTCAGCGAAGAAGTGTATGAGGCGTATAAGAATCACATTGTAGAAATTATTCCGCAGTCAGATTCGTTGAAAGTATATCAAGACAAGAACTATCTTTTTTCTTTCGAGTTCAAATATAAGACTGCGTATAACGAAGGTCATTATTCTGATTTCCTTGAAACGCCATTTTTGGGTATTCCGCAGGCGAAATTCCGATGCCAAGATGCCGAATATAATACAATAACTGAACTGTTCTCGCTTACTATTGTAAGAACGGACACATTCGAGTTGATTGACGGTGTAGGCGAAGTAGTTCTGTCCACTGACACGAACCCTGCAATTGTGAAAGTATATCCGATTCTGCTCGATGTGGGAGAAAATACAACGATAACGCTTGATTTGTCAGCATATTGCCATGTTTCACGCGTAAGTTGGACGGGGTCATGCTCGGGCGAATTGATTTTTGATAACGGGAAATTATTAGACAACAGCTATAATTGCTTACAAGACAACAGTTATTCAACATTAATGATCAACTAATATGGGAAGGGTAATAGATTATACACCAATTGAAAATAACGGACATTCGGTATATGGAACGAAGTCTGGGTCGGAAGGGCTTATAGATTTGGCAAAGGCGGCAAGGATTGCGAATGACATTGTGACGGTTGGCACAGGAGGCGATTACACTACATTAAGACTTGCTTTTGCAGCAGGTAAGAAAAAAATTAAGCTAATTTCCAATGTAACAGAAACAAGTGCAGGAACCTCAGGCAGTGACATCTTCATCGACGGTAACGGATTTTCTCTATCAACAGCTTATCAATTAATAAGTTCTGGAACTGTATCTATTTTAAATTTGAAAATTATAAATTCTTATATTGGGGCTTTTTCAACGCCACTATTCAAACTAACATCATTTATTTTTGAGAATGTCAGTTTAACCTTTTCAGCAGTAGTCGAACAATTTGGAATATCCGCCGCTAATGCTTATATAGTTAACTCCACTATGACATTCTCAAATATGAATGTCAGAAACTATTTCTCATCTTATTTCTTATTAAGAGATTGCTATATTGTGTTATCTGTTGGAACATATAATAATAATATTTTTTACTGTTCAGGGAATTCTTGTATAATTGATAATGTTATAGTTTCCGGCAGTAATACCTTAGCTGTATGGTCGAATTTTTTCTTCTTTCTTACGGCAACTTATAATAGTATTAATAATCTTAATGCGATTTCGAGCAATAAATTCCCTATATATGCTACCGGTTTGAGATTATCGAACAGTAAAAACTTGGCTTTTTTGGGGGCTGGGATTACAATTGAATCAATATTGAACTGTTCTAATATTCAAATGTCTATACAAGGAAGTATCACAAATTGTAGCATAATCAATAGCTCGAACTTAACTTTTCAGAATGTTAATTTACTAACTGTAACAAATCTTAATATAGTTAATTCAACAGGTATTACAATCAAAAGTGCATCTAATGCTTTTTTTAATATCTCATTATTGAAAATAACAAATTCAAATTTCACATTTTCAAATGTATCAGCTTATCTCAGAATCGCGCAGGCTCTTGTCAATAACTCTGCAACGTCTGCTCTTACAGTTGATACTAATAATTCTATTTTTTCATCAGTAGTTGTAACAAATACGATTACTAATAACGGAGATTATAATTCGTTCCGAGATTGTTCGGCGAAGGCCATAGTCAATGCACTCGGCGCAGACTATGCAATTTTCGAGAACGTTACTTATGTTACCACTGCCACAGATAACAGCGGAGGTACCGCACGCCAGTGGGTTCCGACAACAGATGCCGGCGGAAATTATTTGAAATAATTTTAATAAATTGAATATGAAACTTATCAATACCACAACAGGTACAGTTATTGAAATCACCGACGTAAATAACACTCTCAATCGCGTTGTTTTCGTTACGCAAGAATTCAACAGCGTGAAATCGCCTTGTAAGGCGAATTCTCATACTTATAATAATTTCAGCATCAATGCAGCTTATAACATTGAATCAGCCTTGATACGACTATGTTACGAAGCATTGAAATTGGAAGTATTTCCGACGTTCAAAGTATCGGAAAATGAGAACTGGCTGTTCCCGTTGCGTCCGATCCGCGTGTATATTCCGGACGGAATTGTGAAATCGGCAACAAACTCCGGCAATGCGCTCGGTCAATTGCTTATGGCAATGCAGTCGGATATTCCGGCTGAGTTCCGAAAAGCGACAGAAACAGGTGTAGTAACTTATCTTGAATTACTATTGCCGGAACATCGCGCAATTATGGAGGCATATCCAGAAATTATTTTAGAAGAAAAAGCTTAGAACTTACCGGCTTTTCTCATGATTTGCGAGTTCGCAGTCTTTTTAGCGTGCAGGGCATAGATACTTGTTATTTCAATAGAGCTATGCCCTGCTTGCTTTGCCACTTCATCATGGCTTATGCCGTCACGAAGCATCTGGATTATACCTGTATCGCGCAGGCTATACATGTGATATTCAGGTTTCAGCTTCAAATCTTTTCGGAGCTGTAACCATCTGCGACCTGCGTATTTTGTCTGTTTTTCATTCATACCTGGTTTCATTTTGTCCGAAAACGCACATTGATTTTCAGCATATTATAAATGCAACTTTTGTAATATTTGCATCATTTTGTGCCGATTTCATGCCGATATTGCGGCTATAATCTACTGTTTTTCAGTAGGCTTAATGATATTGTCAGTCAATATCTTCTTAATTTCGATTACTTCTTTCAATACTTTCCGAATATCAGTTTCTTGCTGTATAGACTTCTTATACTCTGCGATTTCTTCGCTAACAATGCTTTTTTGTTCTGTTGTTTCATATTCATTCGGGTATTCTTGAAATAATTCTTCAAGGCTCATTGGTAGTAACTTAGAGAGTATTTCTATCTTTTCGCTCGGCATCCTTCTTTCGTTTATATAATTCTGCTATGTGCTGGCTGAAATCTCAAGTACCTCACTTATTTGTTTTGACGTATAGCGTTTGAATTTTACAACCTTCTCAATATTAGCGGTATTCTATTTTACTTAATTTAGAATAATTCTTAATTAAGTAAATATTTACTTTAAATTTTGTTTTTACTTATTTAATTCCGTATTTAGCGATTAATTTAAACGTTTAAATTATTTCGCATGGACAAAGAAAATGAAAATAATCGGATTTGTAAAAGCGATTACACATCTGAAAATCTTCCGCCGCTTATTGCCGGGAAATATTTTGGTATCATTCCGCCGGATGGACGTAAGGACATGTTCAAATGGCTCAACCAATTCTTAGGGGAAATGGGCGAAATGAACTATCAGACTTGGAAAGGACGGTTTCATAATCCGAAATTAATTCCGACAAAAAAACAAGGAATGATTATCGCAATAATGGAAGATGCGCTTGCGCTGCAACTGTATAAGTTAGCAGAATCAACAACAAAAGTAATATCCGATGCTTCGGAATTGCAAGTGAAAATAAGAAAAGCAATATCCGAGTATGAGCAAGAGTAAGCACGGGAACAGCTGCGAAATTTGCGGCGAAAAAGGCTTTTGGTCAGCCTTATTACAAAAGCTATTGTGCGACAAGCATCGTGCTAAGTTAATTTTTGCTTTGCTGTTTGGCGGAGGCGGTATTGCACTATTTTTTATATATGTATTATGAGCATCAAGGAACTTATCAATCAGATTATCAGTGAAATTCCAATTTATAGGTACCTGGAAACATCCTATGAGTTAGCTCGCATTGAGTTGCAGGCTGACTTGAAAAAGTGGGAGATTACCTATAATCTATACCTTGAAAAACAAGGTATTAATCCAAAAGAATATGAAGAATAACATCCATAATATTATGTTATTCAAAGGAGTTACGCTTGAAGAAGCTGCAAATGCTCTCAAAGTTACACGCAAATTTCTATTGCGTATTATACAGGGAGAGCTTATTCCTGACTTGACTCTTGCAATCAATATCAGCGAAGTTCTTGCTGAATCGGTCAATTCTATTTGGTCTAAAAATGAACAAGCCTCTTTACTTGTCATATTGAGCCGAGTTGCCAACATTGCAAATGTGCCTGATTTTTCAATGAAATCGAAACTTCGTAAACGCTATCTTGTTTCTTCAAGATACGCTTTTTGTTATATAGCAAATCGCGATACCAAAGCTTCGCTTTCTGAAATTGGAAATCTTATAGGAATAGACCATTCGACTGTGCTATACGGCTTGAAACATAGCTTTTTGCCAGAAGTTTCTGAAATTATTACGACTTACTATGCCTTATTCTCACAACCAAACACGCAAAAAAATGAAACCTCTCAAAATAAAGTCTCAAAACACGCATAACTATTTCGTATTTGTGAAAGCCGATTCCGAGATTGATGCAGAATGGGCAAATATATTTGAGCCAAAAGAAATTGAAGCTCAAATCGACGAAAAAAAGGCTGTTATCAGAATTGAAGATTATCACAAAATCCATTTCAGCATGTTGCAATTGGTAGAATTCATTATCAAACTCTGTTTCGGAGTTGATATTTCCGAATTCAAAAAGTTACTTGTTAAGAAATACGGCTCTGAAATTCAGACACATGATATTTATTTTGGCTTATACAAATTAATTGAAATCGAATGATACAGGTATCCACCATAAACCACTTGAAATCAATCGTCAAGATTGAAGATGTCGTCGGCGATTTCATTAATTTGCGGCGAAAAGGCACAGCACATCTCGGACTTTGTCCGTTTCACAACGAAAAAACCCCGTCATTCTCGGTATCTCCGGCAAAAGGCATCTACAAATGTTTCAGTTGCGGCGAAAGCGGCAATGCGTTCAGTTTCGTAATGAAACACGAAGCAATGAATTATCCGGAAGCAGTGAAATGGATTGCGAAAAAATATAACGTTCCCGTTGCAGAATCAGAATCCTCCGACGATGCCGCTCGCCGAACGCACAAGGAAAGCCTTGCAATTGTTACTGAATTTGCACAGAAAGTCTTTCTACATTCGTTCGATAAATCCGCAGCACACCAATATATGAGCATTGAGCGCGGTTTCAATGCTGAAATTTTGCGCGATTTCAATATCGGCTATGCGAAAGATGATTGGCAATTCCTGAGCGTTGCCGCACTTAAACGCGCATACAAAGCTGAATTATTGACGGAAAGCGGACTTTCCGGAACCAAGAAAACAGACGGCTCACTATATGACCGTTTCCGAAATCGCGTTATGTTTCCGTATTTCGATTTATCCGGAAAAGTTATCGGTTTTACAAGCCGTATTCTTACCGCCGACAAAAGCGAAGCGAAATACATAAACAGCTCAAATACAGAGCTTTTCGACAAAAGCAAAATACTTTTCGGCTTATTTCAGGCAAAAAAAGCGATTGTTGCCTACGATGAGTGCTTCTTAGTTGAAGGCAATACCGACGTGATGCGTTTCCATCAGCTCGGCATTGCGAACACCGTTGCCACATCCGGAACCGCTCTGAGCACTATGCAAGTGAAACTGATTCAACGCTTCACATACCACGTGATTCTGCTGTTCGATGCCGATAATGCCGGCAAAAATGCGGCAATGAAAAGCATTGACAAGTTTCTTTCCGAAGATTTCGTGGTTAATGTTTGCATCCTGCCCGAAGGCGAAGACCCGGACAGCTTCGGTAAGTCGCGCACAAAGGATGAAGTGTTGAATTATATTCTTGAAAACAAAGTTGATTTCTTTGAATTTCAGGCGAAAACGCTGTTGAACGGCAGCGTTTCCGCAAAAGATATTGTGAAAGTTGCCGAAACCATTGCAACCTCAATTTCATTCATTGACAATGAAGCCGAACGTATTATTTTGAGAAAAAAACTTTCTCAAAAATTCGGCATCGAAGAAAAGCTCCTTGACAAAAAAACTGCAAAACTTTCCGAAGAAAAAGAATGCGTTATAGGCTTTTTTGCCTGGGAAGAAGCGAAGGAAGCTATCAAGGAAAAGAATGTTGCAAATCTGGTTTTTTCTAATGATTTCGTTATTGAAAAGCATTTCAATAACGAACTTAACACTGTCGGATTCACAGAAAATACAGCTTATTCATATTTCAATGAGCTGCATAAGCTTACGAAAAATATTAGCGTTTCAGAATCGCTTGGGCAATTTGATTTGATTGATACAAACGGAGAAACGAAGCTTTTGAAACTTTTCAAGCAACTTATTTCAGTTGGGTTTAACCTTGAGATTACATATTTCAATGAGATCGACGATAAAGAAGATACTACTTCATTCATTGACTTCTATTTTGAACTGCAAATAGGTTCAATCAAAGGTAGTAATGATAAGTCTAAGAAATCAGCAATTGAGAAATCCGCAGAAATAATATCATTCTTATCTGAGACTGAGCGGATGTTAAAAATTAATCATGTTGTTTCAAGATTCAAAAGTAATGGATATGTCATCAATCAAGGCGATTTCAAAAAGATCGTTTCAGATTATCTCAAAGAGAACCAACGTTCCGATAATAAGGAAGTTACCATATATGCGAATAATCCGCACGGATTGACGAAAGAACAGCTCGAATCGCTTGACAAATACGGCTTGTTTGAGAAAGATAATCAGTTGTTTTTCGAGGAAAAAAGCGGCGGTTCTGTTCCTTATTCTAACTATATTATTCGCCCGCTCTTCCATATAGAAAGCATCAACGAAACGCGCAAACTATTTGAAATCATAAATTTCAAGAACGAAAAACAGATTATCGAAGTTGATATTGAAAGCATGGTCAAGATTGACAAATGGCAAATATTCTGCGAAAGTAAAGGCAATTTCCTTTTTTGGGGAGACAAAACGAAATTCACTCGATTGAAACAACGCCTGTATGCCGATACGAAATTTTGCAAGAATATCGAAAACTTAGGCTGGCAAAAGCAAGGTTTTTGGGCATGGGCGAACGGAATTGTGTATGAACGTCAGTTTGTGCCTGTGGACAGTTACGGAACTGTAACCGTCCTAAATACGAATTATTACATCCCTGCATTTTCGGAGTTGTACAAACATGATAGAACAGTATTCAAGGCTGAGCGCAAATTCGTTCGCAAACCGCAAGACATTTCGTTTTTTCAATGGTCTGAAAAGTTCATTTCTGTCTATGGTGAAAATAGCAAACTATCTACCTGCGCACTGCTTACGTCTGTGTTTTCGGATTATATTTTTTCGATTACTGGGAACTTGCCTTTGGTAAATTTTTTCGGTGTGAAAGGCACCGGAAAAACAGAACATGCCAAGAGTCTGCTTAACTTTTTCGGAGATGAGCAGAACCTGCTCAACATTCACAAAGGCACGGAATATGCCGCCGCAGTGCACATGGAGAATTTCAAAAACGCATTTGCATTGATTGACGAGTATAAGAATTCGTTAGACATCAATAAGTTGGAATATCTGAAATCTATCTATAACCGCGACGGACGTGTGCGCGGTTCAATCAAGGCAGGAATTAAGACCGAAACGACACAAGTTAATTCCATGGCATTACTGTGCGGTCAGGAAATGCCGACGGCGGATGTCGCCTTGTTTTCGCGTCTTGTTTTCCTCCCTTACTATAATCCGGAATATTCGCAAACGCAAAAAAACAAGTTCAATGAACTGAAAGCGATTGAGAAAAAAGGATTAACACACTTAGTTGAAGAGCTGCTCGGATTCCGTTCGCTTATTGAAAAAGAATACGAACAAACGTTCTACGATGTTGAGAAGGATTTGTCGGAGCAAGTATCTTCGTCGGTGGACGGGCGATTGATTAAGAATTATGCGATTCTTATAGCGACATTCAAGATATTGGAATCGCGCGTGAGTGTCGCGTTCAAATACGAAGATGTGTTTCAACTCTCACTGAATCGCATTCGTGAGCAATATACGATTATGAACAGCTCCAACGAAGTCAGTGCATTCTGGGAAAGCCTTGTATCTCTTGCCGAACGCGGCATAATTCGACACGGCGATAATTACCGAATCATTGACGAAATCTTCATCACCTTGCTTGTGAAGAATGGTGCATCAACGGAAGAAAAGAGATTTGATTTCTCAGGCTACAAAAACGGAAGTAAGCAAATATTGTATCTGAAAATGAGCACAATCTATAATTATTATGCCGAACTGTGCGCAAAAACGCGACAAGAAATTATGCCGAAACGCTCGCTTGAATATTACATCGAACACAGCAAGACCTTCTTAGGTCGCTCGAAAAGCACACGCTTCGACAACGTAACCACAGGTTGGGCATTTGACTACGATATGCTCGGCATTGACCTCAGCAGCCGTAACGATACACTGCAACCATATCACGAAACTCCGCAACCACTTCCTAACTATGAACCAAAAGATGATAATTCACCATTCTGATATTGAACAAATTACACACGGAAGCCTGTTCAGCGGCATCGGAGGCTTTGAACTTGCCGCAGAGCAGCACTCGGGAACGTCATAGTTCCAGAAGTAGCAGATAGAATTTTTCAATCAATTATTTTCAAACAATACATTTTTCAATCATGCAAAAATCAAAAATCCAATGGACAGATTACACGTGGAATCCCGTGTGGGGTTGCTTGGGCGGATGCAACTACTGCTATGCACGCGGCATAGCGAAGCGATTTGCGAAACCTATTGCAGAGCGTGAGGCTACGCTTAACAAAAGAAAAAACATATTTGAAGATGTAGCGAGATTTACACCTACAATGTTAGACCATAGACTGTTTGCGGAATTTCCGAAAAAACCTTCGCGTGTGTTTGTTAATTCAATGTCTGACCCGGCATTTTGGAACAGAACTATACGCCGAGCAGTTCTTGACCGCATTCATTTCAATGAGTCTCATTCTTTTCAGATGCTTACGAAATTCCCGCAAATATTAGAGTTTGATTATTACCCGCCTAATTTATGTTTTGGCACCTCGTGCGAGAATCAGGAATCGGCAGATATGCGCATTCCGGCATTATTGGAACGTCCGGCGGCTTTGCATTTCGTTTCTTTCGAGCCGCTTACGGGGCATGTGAATCTGAAAACTGAATGGACAGAAAAAATTAAATGGGTAATCATCGGCGGCATGTCAGGCACGAAAGCCACACCGATGCGCATGGAGTGGGCTGAATCACTAATAGAAGAGTGCGAGATGTTCAATATACAGGTATTCTTCAAGAGTTGGGGCAAGTATGTTCCGATAGAGAATCTGACTGTAAAAGAGCGCAATGCAATTATGTTGAAACCGCCAAAAATAACCGGCGAATATTGTTACAATGCCTCTGAACAAGTCAGCTATGAGCACGTGAGAGGGTTTGAGTATCGTAATTTCCCAAAATAATATATCTGAAATCATGGAAAAAAAAAAAATGAGAAACGTTGTGATTATTCCCGAAGAAAAAATCGATCATCCACAGCATTACGGCGGTGCTGATAATGTGTATGAAGCAATCAATGTTATTGAAGCTTGGCAATTGAGCTTTTGCCTCGGCAATGTGCTGAAATACATTTCGCGTGCCGGAAAGAAGGGTCCCACTCTTGTAGACCTCCGAAAAGCGCAATGGTATTTGGTGCGGGAAATCAGACGCATAGAAAAGGATTCAATTAGCGCCTAACGCAAAATAATAGCTTACGTGCCGAAATATCCGCACGTAAGCTAAGAAAAAGTTAAAAAGTTTAATAACGGATAAAAGTATCTAAATAGCACAAAAGCAAGGCATTAACGGCTATTATATGTTATCGGTATTTTTATCATAATATCAATCTTTTATGAAAATTAATATAGAAAATCAAACAGTTTTGCAAGCAAATATATTAGTAGATGCAATCGAAAATTTTTTTTTAAAAAAATCGGCAGAGTTTGAAAAACTAACTTATTATTCTTCTTCTTATGAAATATCAAAAAGAACATTTAACGAATACAATTTAGATGAAATGATAAGGAACTCCGATATATTCGCTTTTTCTGCAATGTTAATCAAAGATTTAGTTGAACTAACAATTTATAAAAAATTATACAAACTTAATTTAGAAATAACGAAAGAATATCATAATAAAATCGGGGCATTACAACATAGAGAATGTCATTCTGAAATAGAATTTGTTGAAAAAGTTTATAAATTCATTAAACCAATAATTGCTAAAAAATTAGAACTATATTTAATCAAATATAATTTCGTAGAAAAATGTGTTTGGATTGATGAATTTAAAAGTGATTTTTCAAGTTTAATAAAATTATTTGATAATCCTATTTGATTACCGATAACGGCAAATAATAGCCGTAATGCCCATACTAAGCTCACTCCACTATCTTCAAGCCTCGCCAACTCGGCGGGGCTTTTTTTGTGTATTTTGTTTTTGTAATTTTTGATATTTTTATTTTCGCGTTCAAATTATAAAATTCGCCGGCTACACCGGCTACAGCTCCGACAAAATGTAAGTTGTTAATATTTAATATATTATATTAATTAGAATACTAATAACTGAAGCTATTCTGAAGCCGCTGTAGTTTTAGTAATTAAATACAAACATGTCTGAAATAGTTTTGTAGTTTTTTTAAGTTTCAAAACTACAGGTTTTTTACATGTATTTCAAATGTCTAAGCGTTTTTAATCCTTATTTTCAGATAGTTGTATTTTTGTAGTTCTTGTAGCTGGCGTAGGTGCACTTTTAAACTATTTTATAGAAACTAAAATAAATGTTTTTGTTGGTGTTTTAAGTCTAATAATTACTACACAATAAATCTATATTTTTGGGGATCGTTACATACAACTAAACTTGTTAATAACTCACAATAACTTTGCGTTTTGAGATGCTTATTTATGCGTAAATTTGATTTGAATTTCAAATACGCAAAACATGATAATTCAAGCCACCATTCCTGTTCGCCCACACTTGAAGAAGTATATCGTCAAGAAGTTCAAGGCGCAACACATCATCAAGATCTCACACCACAGTATTTTCGGTAAGTTAGTTGTGAAAAGCTTTTCGGAGCACTTTGCGCGTGCGCGTGAAACTTCCGCTTTTCGCTCATCCATTTTCATTGAGTTCGACCATGAATTTGAACTCACACTCTCTGCCGGTAATATATACGACTTCAATTCGTTGGTCGAAGATATCTATCGGCAGGAGCTAATTCAATATGTGATGCATGAAAAATTATGGAATCCGCACTTCGAGCGAAAGCGTTCAATTGAGACGTTCAATTCGTATTTTGGCATCACCGAAGATGACATTGCACTTGAAACCATCATAAAATTCATGCAAAGAAGTGCGGAGGACAGGCATTACTTTGATTTTCAGAACTATAAAAAATAAAATACGTTTTGTCCTCTGCTATTATTCATTATCTATACATTACAAAATGAGTATCTCCCAAAAAAAAAGAAACAGTTTTCAGCCAGCAATTAGAATTTACTATGCCGAACAAAAAAGAACAGACCCGGACATCGAACAACTGACCGATAACGGAAACGGAAACTTCTCAGCGGTATTTGCGCCTGCAAAAGATTGGAAGCAGATTTTTGCAACTATCGGTTCAATCTCAGTTTCTACAAAAGCAAGCCAAAGCGACGAAGGCAAAATTTATGAGCACGAAATTACATTTTCTGCTCCGGGCGATGACATTGAAACGCTCTTAGAATTAGAATCGCTTCTTAATATACCTCTTATAATAAGGTGTGATTTTGCAGAAGTCGTTCCGAAATTATTCGGAGACCTGATGAATTTCTGCTTTCTTGAATTTGATAAAACTAACGAAGGTTATATCTCCGGAACTGATTTAATTTTGAAGTTCGCATCAGAGCACGATGCACTCACCCTTATAACCGATTAGAAAAAACGTCCTTTTTTCATACTGTATGAATTCTGAATTTTGCAATTTCTAATAGTGTATCACTAATAATTACTGCATGAAAATCGGAATACCGACAGCTCTATCAAAAGGAGTTTGGGCAATATCACCTGAGGTTGCATTTGTTTATGGAAGTTTCGTATCAAGTTTGCTTGCTGGTGAAAATGTCCAAATGGACGTGATAGCCGAATCTCCTTATACAACCGTTGCTTCTGATTCTTCCGGAACGCAAAAGCGCGTTCGGGTAATTCCTATCAAAGGTCCGCTCACTAAAGAAACTCAGATGTGCGGCCCTATCGGCATGGCTGAAATTGGAAACCAAATCATGCGTGCTGATTCAAGTTTCGATATTGATGCGATTCTTCTGGACATTGATACGCCCGGCGGAACTGTGGACGGCACAATTGCCTTGGCTGAAGTAATCCGAAATACAAAAAAACCGATTGTCGCATTCGTAAACGGTATGGCGGCATCTGCAGGCATGTGGATTGCTTCCGCCGCCGACAAAATTATTGCTTCTACGAATTTCGATTCTGTCGGAAGTATCGGCGTAATGACTTCGTTCTTGGACATGCAACCGATGTGGGAAGCTGCCGGCGTGAAATTCCATACCTTACTTGCTGACCAAAGCTCTGATAAAAATAAAATGTTCGACGAAATTCGCGCAGGCAAATATACGGACTATATCAAGGAGCGACTTAATCCGTTGGCGGACGCATTTCGCACATTCATCCGCGAAAACCGTCCAAATATCACAGATGACATGCTTTCAGGAAAAGTCTATCACGCAAAAGATGTGATAGGCTCATTGGTTGATTCTATCGGCTCATTCGATGCCGCTATTGAATCTACTATTTCTATCTTTCCGAAATCTTTTTCTAATCAAAATAATCAAGCCATGAGTAACTTCCAATTCCAAACCGAAGAGGATGCACGCAATTGGTTTCAAAAAATGTTTGGTCTGAAACCTCAAAAAGAGGTCGCAGCTGAGCAATTGGAACAATTGAAAGCAGACCGATTCATTCAAGATTCTGAAATCGCCCATCTGACTAAGCAATTAGCAGAGGCAGAAGCCGACAAAACGGCAATGCAACAAGAAATCTACATGCTCGAGCAAAACATCGCCGCGTTGAAAAGCCAACCCGGTGCGCAAACTGCCGTAGCTACCAAAGCCACAGACGGTTATGTTGCTTCACCTACAGTAATTGATTTGCCGGAAGGTTCTTTCGCAGACCAATTCGCAGCGTTCAAGACTGTCTTAGATAACGCACGGAAATAACTCGAAAATTATACCATTATGGCAGACATAATCACCGTAAACGGCTTATCTGAGGAAGCCAAAAAGTATCAAACCCAACTCAGAATGTTGCCTTACTACATCTTAGGTGAAGAACTTGCTAAACAAGGGATCTCTCTGATGCAAGTGCGCGGCATTGATGTAATGATTCAGGCGCAACGTCGCGGCGACATGCTGCGCCCGTATGTTGCAGGTTTTATCGACCAAAATGATGATGCAATGCGTTTTCGTGAGGTAACTCTCGAAACGAAAACTGCATACATTTCTATGCAAGACAACATCACGAACTATGTTACGAAAAAGATGTTGAACCAACCGCAAGGCGGAACAGGTATTAACCAAACGAAAAAACATCCGTTCGAGGATCTCATAACTGCGAATGTTGTGAAAACCGCATCGGAAGATGCGTTGGACGCATTGTTCACGGGTGTGTATAATACAGGCGCTGTAACGCCGAGTGCGCAAGACTGCTTCGACGGTTTTGAAACAAAAATTGCTGACATGGTAACTGCCGGAGATATTTCCGCAGGAAACAAGAACCTCGTAACCACAGGTGCGATTGTTGCGCCGGTGGACGAAACGGACTTCACTGCGATTGAGCAAGTTGTAGCTTTCATCCGAAGCGCAAGCAAATTGTTGCGCCGCTCAGGTATGCTTTCATTGCCGCTTGGTATCTATCAGTTCATGATGGATGCGCTCGAAAACAAATACTCGGCTCGCGCTTGGGATTTGAACGGCGTTGAAAATTACATCAACCAAAAATCCGCATCGAATATTCGTTTGGTTACGTCTAACCACATGGGCATAGGCGACCGATTGATTCTGACCACACCCGGCAACTTGCATTTCGGTATGGACACCATGAGCGATCTTGACTTCGTTCAAGTGCGTAACGTTAAAACTGACCCAAACACCGTTCAATTCTGGTTACAAGCCGGATTCGGAACGCGAATATTCTCAATTCATCCGAAGGAATTCCAAGTGAACGACGGTTCATTAACTGCAGTCGCACTTTCCGGAGATTATACCGTGTAGCATAGGCGAGCCGAAAGGCTCTCCTTTTTTCCTAATTTCATAATTATTTACACATGAAAAAATTATCAGAATTCCACAGAAATATCTTAGCCATTGCCATGATTCTTATGCTTTTATGTTTGGCTGTCATCGACACAATGTTTAATACGTCGATATTTTCTGTATCAATGTATACCGTGACACTCGTGCCTTTGGTATCGCTCGCGAAAACTCCAGCTTGTAACATGGCAGGGGTTGCAACCATTGTGTATGTTATTCCGTTGGATGACATTGCTGCATTTCCAAGTATAGGCGCACTTGTTACCCCTGCCGACCTTGTGAAATATGTCGGCGATTTCTCGCTGAATGCGAATAAGTATTGGTACACGCTGTATAGCACGAAGGAAATGGGCGAACTCATTGCCGAAACCGACGGACCTACTGACGGAAAATTTTTTAGAGGCACTGTTACTGCTTTCCACCCGCGCACATCGGAAGATGCGGTAGGACTTGCAACGACCTTGAAAGATAGAGACGTAGTCGTTATCGTGAAAGAAGTTAGCTCAGGAAAATTAAGAGTTATCGGAACTTCCGATATACCTGCAACTGTTTCGCCGAGCGAAAACTCAGGAAAAGCGTATTCGGATGAAAAAGGTATTACCTTCACGTTTGAAGCTGCTTCCTGCAAAGCTCCAATGTTCTATTACGGTTCTGTTGTAACTGAAAATGAAGTTGTATATGCGCCTGTTCGTTTGGCTGTTGATGCTACGACCTTAGATTATAGTCTTGGTTCACGCGTTGTAGTCGGAGCAAACACTGCAAGCAAGATATTAGCTTCTGTTACGAACATGTCAGAAGGCGATGTTCTGCGAATTGAATTTGATGCACTTTCGGCTGAATCGTTGGCATTCTCCGGAGCATTCGGTGCAACTGCTACAATCGACGCGGCTGGCGAATGGTTCGAGATAACCAAATTCGATACTACTACCTACATCATCACCGGAGGAGATTTTGCGTAGTTGAATTTTTTATATCAGGAGGGACTTCGGTCTCTCCTATTTTTCTAACGTTCTAATTCATAACACAATGGCACAAAAACCGAAATATAAACAGTTGTTAGATACCTTCGAGAATGAAGGCAAATCGCATCCGAGTTACGATAAGAAACTCAAATTCTACAAGAATGCCGGCGTAGCTGACCGCACAGAAGAAGGAATGCACTATCGTATGCTTGTCAATGACATAGCCTATGTTGAACGCACATCTAAAAAAAAATCTTCCGAAAAGCCGAAAGCCATGTTGAACTTGAAAGCAGAGAAATCAGCTCAGAAAGTACAAGAGTTTCCGACACCGGAAACGGAAATATCGGAATCGGAAAGCGAGAAAGAAATCGTCTCCTAAGTTCTGAGTGGTCGAATCTGACATACAAGGAAAAACAAACATTTCTGAACAACGAAAGCCTTTTTCTCGTTGGGAAGAAGGCTTTTCTTGATAATACAAAACTGTATCGGGAGTTGAAAGCGTATCACGCGAAATTGAAACTCATAGCCGACGGCACTGAAAAACAGCAACTTGCAACACTTATAGTTGAAACAAACGAAACCATTCAATCAAATTGGAAATTAATTGACACACAATAATATATGGCAGTCTCATTCACAAAAATCAGCAACGGTAACGTTATTGCAAATATAGTGCCTTGAATTCTTATCCGCACATACCACAGAATGACAAAACATGAGTTACTGACAGACGTTATCGGCGATATTTCACAATCGCCGAAAGTCTTTTTCACGGAAGGCAGATGGAGCTCATACCATCTGCTCTCCTATTTGCTGTCGAAAACAGGAGAAGCGGATGTTTACATTTCAACATTTTCATACTCTGAGGAGTTCATTCGCACTGTAATGAAGTTGAAATCAGAAGGCTTAATTCGATTGTCATTTCTGTATGCAAATGTTGCTGTTAAGCGGTATAAGTCTGATATTAACAGATTTGTAACGAATGTTTTCTATGGTGTATTTGTCGGTAACTTTCACGAAAAAATGTTCTATATTAAGTCAAAAACTCACAGAATTGGTGTAATTCAGACGGCAAATGCAACTCCGAATCCTGCTTATGAGTCAGGTATTATTTTTTTCGGTGATGATGCCGATTGTATAATGAATCAATTCACCTCGTTAGATTTGAATTCTAAGATGATATGATTGAAGAAATTAAGAAATATGCAGGTTTATTTTTCAAGCCGCGCGAAATTGCATATCTGATTGATGTAGATGTAGATAACTTCATTGATAAGATTAACGATGACAGCACCGACGAACATCGCGCCTACTTTATTGGTATATTATCCGCAGAAGTGAAATTACGAACTGAATTAGTGGAAATGGCTGAATCCGGAAGCCCAAAAGCTCAGGAAGAATTAGCTCGAATTATTGTAAAAACAAAGGCGAACTTATGAAAATAGATCAAGTCATAGCCAAAATTCTTGATTCTTACAAGGATGAATCTGTTGTGCTCAACACGGCTGAAACTGAATATCGGAAGCGCATTGAGTTTATTATGGAAGAGAAATTGAAAAACATTGCTCTTTCAGATTTTGATCTTTATAAGCGTCTGAAAAAAAACGGTTTTCGAGGCGGATTCCCGGAGGCAGTACGCTACATTTCTGTTGCCGAACGGATTATTGCATTCGAAAAAGATCCAAACGGAGATCCGCATAGGACGTGGGACAGATATTTCATTTCTGAAGTTACGAAAATGGCTATTGCAAAAGCAATTGTGAACGGAAATGAGTATAACATGGCGTATGCAGTTAACATCTACGGTAAGCATAAGCTTACCGACAAAGAAGACACTGTTCGGTTGCCTTACGACCAGATTATTCCTTTTATGCCTGAAATTACTTCGGATGTCAGCGTATTGGGAATTGAACCTATAAAGAACTTAGAAGCTCGGAAAGCTGAGCTTATGAAAAAATACGGAATTATTCAAGATGCTGAAATATTGAAACATGGACGCACCGAAGTGTAAGAAGTTCTATATGAACAAGGCGCAACGGTATGTGCATACTATTGCAGCTCGAAATAATTATATCATTGCCTCTCGGCGGTTCGGAAAGTCCGAAGGCATTATCATGCCGCGATTATTACAGAATGTGCAGTCCATGCCGCGCTCATCGGGCGGGCTTATCGGCTCAACCTATAAGCAAGTTCTCACGCGAACTTTGCCCGCTACACTATTTGCATTGGAACGCCTTGGCTATCGCGAAGGGATTCATTATTTTGTAGGGCGAAAAGCCCCTAAGACATCCGGATTTGCCGATCCTTTTATAATGCCGCGTTCTTGGGATTATTTCATTCATTGGTATAATGGTTCGGTTAATCCGATTATCTCTCAAGATATTCCGTATTCGTCCAACTCTCTGACAATGGATTACTTAATCGGAGACGAGGCGAAAACACTGAACCGCGATAAGCTAATCAATGAAACACTTCCTGCTGTTTCCGGCTTGCCGCAATTCAAGAATAATCCTTGGCATACAGGCGTGATGTTCGTTACAGACATGCCCACGAACAAACGCGGATTATGGATATTGAAGGAAGAGCAGAACATGGACAAAGAACTGCTGACTGTGTTAGTAGGCATGATGCACAAGTATTTCCGCATGAAACTCGCAAATACAGGTTATGATACCAAGCCTATATTAGCATTGCGAAATCAGATAGACTTATTCCGAAAAGAACTTACATTGTATCAAGTATTTAATATCCTTGACAACCTTGAAATTGTCGGCGAGCGTTATGTTGCCGACATGCACCGAAATTTAACCCCGTTCGTGTTCAGAACAGGGCTATTATCACAGCAAATCAAAACCACAGAAGGCGCATTTTACGGCGCGTTGGATGAAAAAAAACATTACTATGATGCTGTGAATATTTCAAAACTGAACAAATTCCGCTCGGATTACGGCGATATTGATTGGAAAGTTGCTACAAATCATTCATTCTCATGCGAAGATGATACCGACATCAATCACAGCTTACCGTTAGTCATTGCTTCTGATACCAATATCAATATCAACTGGTTAGTTGTTGGACAAGCGGACTACCAAGAGAATAGGCTTAACACATTGAAATCATTCTTTGTCAAGTCTCCTGCGATGTTGCCGGAAGTCGTTAAGAAATTCACTGAATATTATTCGAGCCTCCCAAATAAGTCAGTCATATTCTATTATGACCACACATTCTTACAAGGTCGCTCAGGTAATTCAACAGAGACATTCTACCAAACTATATCGAACGAGCTTACAAAAGTCGGATGGATTGTAACAGAACAATACATTGGTCAAGCCCCGAAGCACGATGATAAGCACAAGGACATTGATGATGCTCTCAAGGGCAGACGCGGATTGTTACCTATGTTTAATCATTCTAACAATGAAGACTTGCTTACGGGCATGGAGAACACAGGGACACGCATATCGCCAAACGGTTGGGGCAAAGACAAATCAGGAGAGAAGACAGAAGATTCTTCTGAAGATCCAGTTGAACATCGCACCGACGGCGGCGATGCTTGGGATACTTTGTTCATTGGTTGTAACAATTTCAGAGTGTCGTCGGTACATTCGCATTTGTCGTTAAGCAATATGTTTCAATAAGATACTTTGGGCGAATACCGTGCTATCCGCTATATCTTTTTTCGCATACTCAAAAAGGATAACGCTACTATCACTATCGCAATAAGGCACTTTGGGTATGTCCGAATCACATCTCATTCTTCAATACGATTCGGACATATTAACCCTAATATTTTCGCGCACTCAAACATTAGAGAAAGGCACTTTGGGTATAACATATCAAGATTCAATTTCATACTTCAATACCATCTTGATATGATTTCAGAAGGCTTTCGTGTAATGAAAATTCAATTTCGGTTTTTTCGCATACTCAAAAACCGAAATTGAATTTTCATTACACGAAGGCGTTTTTAGTATGTGCCCCGAAGTCTGCTAAACTTTACATATAACGCTAAATTTGCACGGAAAAACACCCAAGAGGACAGGGCGGGGCGCGCATCGGCGATGGAAGTCAGGGTGATTCCCTGACAACCCTTTTTTTTTTTTCACTGTATTGTATTGATTTACTGTATTTCTGCACTCTATTTTTAACACTTTTTAACTAAAATTTTTATCAAAATGGTTTGTTTTTGATGTATGTATTTAATACACAGCATTTTACATTGTTTATAACGTATTGAAAATCAGCACTATTTTTTTAATCAAAAATTATATGTATCTTTGTATCAGGTAATTAAATAATTACTCACGGTTACAGCCGTTTAACTTTTTAATTTTTTAATCATGTTTCAATTTTTTCAAATTACGAACGATGAAGGTCAAACCTTCGATTTCATTGACCGCGAAAATGCGGAGGTTTTTTGTTTCGTTTCCGAATTACATGCCGGCGATATTGTCGAAACAGAAGTTTCGACTAAGAAAGCAAAATCAAAATTTAAAAAAGGCGGATTTGTGGATGCGGATAAATTCCGAAGCCTACCGGCGGACGCATTCACACAGGATTATGAAAACGAGAGCGAAGTTGAACTACAGCCAAGCCGAGAGCCGGTACCACAGCCGAACGAACTCGAGGACGTGCGCAGAATGATGATGCATTTAGCGGCGCAGAACAAAGAACTCGAGCAACGCCTGAACCGCCATCGATTAAGTATTGAACAGGCTGTGCAACTTGCCGCCGAGCGCGAACGCCTGAAAAAACAACACGACACCCTAACCGGCGCATTTGAGCGCGCCGATGAAGTTCTCGATCTTGTGAGACATGCCGACGATTTCGCGGAATCTGTTTTTGGATTTCAAGTGGTTAACCTGGTAAGTGGTTCTGTTTTGTTTTCTGTTTCTCAAAATTTCGTTATAGTGCGTATTGTAGAGGCACTTATGAGCGAAATCGAAAGCAAACGCGACGAACTGAACGCGCGAATAGTAGAAATTAACAATATGTAAGACGATGACACAGGCGACACCTAAGCGCGACATGGCAGAAGATAGTAAGCCTACCGCGAGCAAGTGAAAAAAAAGGGGGAGCCGTTACAGCGACTCCCCCTCATTCGAAAAGTTTTTAACCTTTTAAATTTTTCAATTTTTCAAACATGCAAAATAAATCATTTTTTTTTAGACAACCGCAAAAAAATGCGGAAAATTTTCCGGCAATTGTTCCGGCGCAAGCTAACGAAATAATCGAAGCCGAAGCCGTTGAATGTTTCGACACGGGAAATCTTTTTTCTTGGGACGTGCAACCCGCGACGATATTCGACAGATACGGGCGACAGCTTACCGGATGGAAGAGCTTGGACCGAACCGACACATGCGAAAGTATTCATATTGCACGCGACTCTTACACGCCGACCACGAACGCGCGATTTTCTGAAGCCGTGCAACGCCTTGCGAATTATACCGGCTTTTCAATTGCCGGAACATCCGAACTCAACGAAGGGCGGAAAGTTATGGCATGGCTGAAAGGCGAACGTGCCGATATTGCCGGATTTTCGAACGACCGCTATATGTTGATAGGCAACAGTCACGACGGAAGCAGCGCTTTTTTTTTCGGGCACACGCACAACATGATACGATGCGCTAACCAATTCACACAGCTCGACAAGAAAATGAAGGCGTACCATACCTCTACGAATTCCGACCAAATTCGCCTTATGGAAGAAAACTTCAGAACCTTCCAACAGCACGAAGTCAGACTGAAGTCATATTTCGAGAAATTTGCCGGGCAAAAAATAGAGAAGCGCGACCGCGCCGCACTGATACGCGCAATTTTCGATATTGACGAAAATTGCGCACCGGACGAACTGAGCGCGCAACGACAGAATCAAATCTTGGCACTTAATCAAGCGATTGAACGCGAACGGCTTGACATTGGAGACAATGCACTGATGTTGTTTCACGCGGTTACATATTACACGACACATATACGAAAGCAGAAGGAACGGGCATTTGGTAACGCACACGGCAGTGTTTACGATTTGAACCGCCGAGCGTTTGAATTTTGTGCCGAGCTAACGAAATGAGTAATAAGTAATTACACAGTTTTTGCAAGTTGCTGTATAACAGGGGCTTGCAAAAACTCTCTGAAATTCACTTCAATGTTGCTTTGCATGTTTTTTCCTAATTTTCACCCGTGAAAATAGATTCCTATTTCATTGATATTAAGCAGTTTATAAAATATTTGCATTTTTTAAAAAAATAAATGCAAATATTTGGTAGGTAAAAAAAAAACTCGTATCTTTGTTTTATCAAAATAAGATAAGTTTATGGAAACTTCAAATGTTAAAGAAAACGTAACAGTTAAGAAATTAACAGAATACAGGAAATCTTACGGAGCTGAAATCTTCGTAAAATACCCGTATGCAAGGCTTGAAAGACAAGCGAATACAAATTGGTTGGTATGCTTAGATGCGCAAGGTTTCGAGTCGCGCCGTTTTAAAATCGGAACGAAACTTCTTTGCGGTTGGGATTCTGAAAAAGAAATCACCGAAACAACAGCCAAGATAGCTTGGGCAAAAGAGCGCAAAGCCGCAGCAAATCGCGAATCCGAACGCAT